CCAACCCACTTTTATGTCCCTTCATCTTTTGGATGTGAGACCAATTGCCTTTTGCCATAACTTTTTAATCTATATCAAATTTTACGTTTATTGTTACGTCAACATCTTGTCTTTTCTTTAATGGAGAACCTAATTTAGCAATTGCTAATAAATCACCAGTATCATTGTATAATCCAACTTGAGTGATGTATGGTCTAAAGTCTGAACCAGTAACCATGTTCATCAATCTACTATCGTCAGCAGTCCCACCTACTCTTAGAGATGCATTTGATGATACATTGTATTCATTTGCTTTCAATTCACAAAGGATTGATACTTCTTCTATTTTCTTGGTAGCTCGGTAGTTGAGTTCATAATCTCTATCAGTATAATCCCAATTACCATCACCTAAAAATATGTTTTGATATCTTGGACGTGGGTCAGTAGTTATAATCATACCGTGTTTATAGAATACATAACCTACTTCTTTACGTTGTAATGCAGAACCACTTGTTGAGTTATTAGCTAACGATGAAATTTCATTGGATGTTAAAGATGTTCGGTGAATTCTTAATTGACCGAATGACCCACTAAAGTTACCTTCAGTATTTTCTACATTACGGCTACCAATTAAAACGTCTCTATCGTTATTAACCAACCCTCTAAACGAATATGAGGATGATACCTCAGATTCACCATCAATATATAATGACACTTCACTACCACGTTTGTTTATAACATAGTGATGGAATTCACCATCGTTATATGCGTTGGATGATGATATGTTTATTGTAGATTTACCATCAGATGCTCTTAGAAATAATTGACCAGCCAGCGATGGGTGTTCTTCTGAATAAAACGATAGGTCAAATGGATATTGCCCATTACCTTCACTTTTAATTTGCTCCAACCCAGCGTCGTCAATATATGTATACGCGTTACGTTTTTGAACTAAGCTAAATATATTACGACCCGAAATACCTTGGTCAGGAATATTTGCCCAAAACGATACAGCCCAATCGTCGTTTTTATTTAAACCATCAAAGTTTGAATTGTGTCTGACTCTAATACTTTGAGTTTGGTCAGTTAGATTTACAACCTTACCAATATTTGCATTACTCTCACCAAATGTGTAGGTATCGTTAATCAACCTATTATCGTATGATGAGTAATCTTTAAATATACCATCGAGTGATAGGTTTAATACAGCATTAGATGGTTTAATAAATGTAGATGATGTTAACTCATTAGATATTAACACCCCGTACTCGTCAGTCACCTTCACATCATGTATATTGATTGTGTCGGCCGAATAATCTGAGTTATCTGTTATTGTAACTGACTTGGGTTTGATACCATTACCAAATTTGTTTTGTGGTATGGATACTATCGAAGCAGTGTCATAAAGTCTAATATCGGTTCTACGTTTAAAGAATGTTGAATTTACCGAGTTCCAAATAACTTTTTGTGGGATTGAGTTTAACTCGTTAGTTACACCACCGGATGATGTAAGAAACGTATCCACTCCAATTGAATTGTCAACTGAGGTGGATACTTCCGTTAAGATACCATTATCTGAAATACCTCTGAGAACAGAAATCTCAAACGATGATGAGTGGTTTACATTTGTAACCTCATATCGTTTATGTGCTTTAAATGGTCGAGACTGAACCCCACCATTGAATATGCGTTTGAATACTATTCCCATTTGGTTTCATCTTTAGAAGTCGAGCTTCACCTTAATTAAAATCTCATTGGATGCTGATTTCAATAAAGGTTTAGACAACTTAGCAATTGCTAAAAGTTCGTTATCGTTATTGTAAAGACCAACAGTCGTAATGTAAGTTTTAGGGTCACCTACGAATGTTTGTTGTTTCAATTTACCATTCGAACCTGTAACATAAGATGGGTTGTTTGAGAAGTTGTATTCTGCATTCTTAGCTCTTACAAAAAAGAATGTAGATTTTACTTCTTCTTCACTTCTAGCTTGGAATCCGTTATCAGAATCTGCAGATGCGGCTCCACTAATTGCGGTAAATAACTTTCCGTGGTTTTGTGCATCAGTATTAGATGCTCTTACAGTACCAAGAGACGATGATGCGTCAAGTGCAGCTGCACCTAATACAAGAATACCAAATTGTGGATATACAGCTCCGTAGATTTCAGTTTCATTTTCAATACCATCTACTAATGAACCCGATACGATGTTGTATGATTGTTTGTTGGAGTTACCTAATTGGTTAACATCACCACTATCGTCAATCAATCTTAAAAGTGGCTTTCCACCTGAACCAGATATTACAAGTTCCCAATTTCCCGGGTCTAATTTATCTTTAATTCTTGCTCTATTAATAGATATGATATAAACATCATCTTGTGCTACACTGTCAAATGTAAATGTAGTTTGAGATGATGGAAGTAATACTTGTTGAAACTGAGAATAAATTGCGTTAGATGGCGAATCCTCATTTGTTCCTAACGACCCACTACCAGCAGAGTGACCATATGCAATTGAAAACTGAGCTTCATTTGTTGTTACAGTTGGGTCACCATTGTAAATTTCGTAGTAGTATTCTTTTTGAGTTGACGATTGGTAAGATGATGTAAAGAATGATGTTAACTCACCACTATTGTTACTCCATAGACCACGAGTTACTCTTTGTGTGTTACCCTCTACGATATCTTCAATTGTAAAAGCAGTGAATACTTTACCACTACCATAATCAAATGCACCTGCTGGGATTACTGGGGTTGCGTCGTTTGAAATATCATTTGACGAAATCTCTGCTACCGATATTGGATTTGCTAATGCATTTGCTCTTGCTGAGATTCTGTTACCAGTACCACCTATGTTAGGATTGTTACCACCAAGACCACCACCAGCGTTTCCACCACCGGTATTTCCACCGCCAGCTCCGCCTCCGAAACCACCGCCTCCGGCACCGCCATTACCACTTATTCCTTGTATTGCCATTTTAGTATTCCTTTAATTATAGAGGTGATTGTACAACAACCACGTTAGTTTGTGCATCAGTCACTGGGTTTACAGTTACGTCAATCTCAGTTCTACCACCAGTCTCATTACCAATGATAACGATACGAGTTGATATTGCTGTATCATTTGGTAGGTTAGCTGCTGATAAGAATGTGAATTGATTCTTACCTACAACTGTTTGTGATTGTGCGGTATTGTATGAACCAACACTTACGATTGGTGTAACATTACCAGGAACTCCAGGATTACCACTAATACTACCAGCATCTTTGTTGAGTAGTATTGCAGTATAACCTAAGTTCTCGTTACCACCATTTTTGGTAGTTACTGCGATTACTGTATTGTTTACACCCTCATCCAACGTAAGTGCTGATGGTGAAACTGAAATGTAAGGTAGTCGTGTAGTTGACTTTGGTAAGCTTAACAACTTATACTTCATTGCGTAATTTTCGTCCGTGATGGCTTCGATTACAGGCATATTTTCTATTATGATACCATAATAGTCAGACCCTAATGAGTGTGCTGGATTCCAAAGGTCATAATCAACCTCATCATCTGCTAATGCAAATTGAGTGATTTGGAACTTGTCTCTACCCTGCGCTAATAACTCCCTACCTTTTTTGGTAAGAATAGCGTCTACTGTTACTGATGAATTATCTAAAAATCCCATAGTGCGTTTCCTCTTTGTGTATATAAATATAGTTTTTTAACTTTTTAACCCCTATTATTACGGAATATCGTTTTTAATAGGTTATCAGTCTTACGTTCTCTCAATGGAGCCTTCGGTTTACTTGGCCTATATACGAATGGTAATGGTCTTAAAGTTTGTGTTTCTACTGCTTTTGGTGGTTGTGGTTTTAACTTACGTTCCCTATCCTTACGAACCGATACTAATTCGTCGATTGGCATTTGCCTTACAACATTTGATTTGGTAGTTTCTTCAGTAGAAAGTGTATCACCACTTTGACCTGAGAACACCAATACATTAGAATCTACCTCAGTAATCTCTACCACAGGCCCACCATCTGGTGTATCTTCTGAGTCGGTTGTTAGTGAGTCACTTGTAACACGACATCCATTGTAATATAAGTTTTCAAGGGCAAGTGGTAATCTCGTATCTTGAACCTCAGCATATTCAAATGATGTTGAATTTGGAGTTAATGTCTCCGCATCTTCCTTAGAACTAAAGAAGTATTTGGGTTCTTGGTATATGTTAGATAGTCTAGCGTTAGTAATCGTAGACCCAGTTGGTGAATATTCCCAATATCCGTTATTACGATTCACATATGTATTACCACTTAAAGTAGCGATATCAAACTTGTATGTAGATGGTTTGTAATCATATAAGTCAATCGTCGCGATATCATAATCATTACGACTTGCGGTGATTATATTAGTACCAATGTCAATAGAACCTTCATAGTAGTGTCGTGATATAGTAATATCACGTTCCCTTTGGTATTTGTTTCTTTCAAATACGTGTGGTTCTATTAAAATACCTTTATGCCAATCAACACGTGCTGGTAATAGTTGTTTGATTTGGTCAAACACCGACATATCATATCTTGATAACATATCCATGATTAAATCTAAAGCAGTACCACTTGTATATTTTTGGAAGTAATTCTTTGCTCTATACTTTAATAATGGGTAATCCTCATTATATCTTTTATCAGGGTCACCCACCCAATCATCTGCTTCGAAGTAACCTTCTGAGTTGTATATGTCTGAATTTACGGTATCCGTTGTTGAGAAGTATGTACCCAATAGATTTGAGTCTAATGGAGCGTAATCAAATTGAGATAACTCATTTGACTTGTCAGGACTCAGAACACCCTTTAATGATGCTGACTCAATACGAACTTTGTTATTCATTAAGTTAAGTGCGCCAACGGATGGGATTGTTACAAATTGTGTATCAACCTCTCCTACCAAATCCAATGGTTTCATATTGATTAAAGAAGCCGACAATACTAATCCACTATCAGACGATGTAAATTTTTGATTAGGATGTATCGAACTTATAGAACCACTATTTGTTTTAAATCCACTATCTGGGAATATACGATACATTAACTTATCAAACGAAGTGTCGATATCTAAGTCAGTTGTGTTGTCGTCACTAAAGTATGCTTCTCTATTTTTAGCGTGTTCGGTTATGATTTCATTTGAGATAGTATCTCTGAAGTATCTAATCTCTTGAATACTTGCAGTCTCATATGAGTTTACATTTGAATCCGTTGTAGGACCTGGAACTTGAACTGTTCCAGTTGAGGTCCATACACTATTGAATGTTGAGTTACCACCACTCAATGTTGCCGTTGGATTGGCGAGTACCTCACCCCAATCATCAACCCATGCCGCATTGATATCAATTGAACTTGAATTTAAAGATACTGCAACTTCCCTACGTTGTTTGTAAGGAACATATGATGACGATATAATATCAGTACTATTTACTTTTAGTCTAATCCTTGCAGTTTCATTTAGATAATCCCAAAATAAATCCACGTTATCACCACCATCACTTAATCGTAAGATGTGGTAATTACCTTTTGGCATTTTACCAACTACCTCGATTGAGTTTGGTCTATCCGATTGGATATCATCCCATGGGTTTGAGATATACTTTGATGGAGATGCTTGTAACTTATATACAAAACGCTCTTGCTCGTAAGTATTTTTACGAGTTGATATTGTAGGACCACCCCACTCACGAATTTGTAAGAACGCTTGTGGTATTCCGTATGTTGATAAGATTGCCTTGATTGACCTTGCACTACCTTTAGTCTTGTATAACATTGGCATTGTATTTACAATACGTCTCCAAGTTTCTTTTGTAATCTCATCTCTTGATTTAGATTGTAATGCGCCTGTCTGATTTAGTGTACCATCCGACTCAACGCCAAGTGCATATTTCCAAAGTGATACGTCTGAGTATCCATTGGATAACTTCCAACCCATAGACTCCGCGACGGACTTTAATAAGTCGCCAGACATACCATCATTAGGATGTTCTTCACGTTCGTTTATATCAGTCAAAGACTCAATGTATGACCATTGAATGTCAAAGTGTTGTCCAATCATATCCACAAACGTAGTGTACTCCGTGTTACGAGGGTCACTTTGTAAATGTATTGGAATCATCTTACGTAATGCTGCGTCATTGAACTCATCATATAATGAAGCAGAAGCGTATACACCATTGTACCAGTTCTTACCATCTGCTGATGTTGTACTTTTTAGTACGTGTGGAAAGGTTGACGTTTTTGGATATGGTTCTATTGTATAATCAGACGAAGACCAATGTGTATATATACTTGCATCAGTTTTGTAATATAGATAATTTTCGAAATCATCGAACCCACCAACAATTCTATCTCTACGAACCAACGATTGAGATATGTTGGTCAATGCATCAGAACCACTTACGGATTCTAATAAAGTTATTCTATCGTTATAAGTTTCGATTTGTTGTAACTTATATTTAAAATTATCAACACGTTCCGTTGCTGATGAGAAGTGTACAAAGTTTTGGAAGTCTGAGTAATCGATGTTGAGTGTTGTCTCACCTAATGAACCGCTAAAGTATGTGTTGATTAGTTGTTGTGATGTTGTTGCATCTACATCTAATAAAGAATTCCAATTTTGCCAATCAACCCCATTAGCACCTTTCATATCGGACATATCCATTCCGAAGTCTGGCTCAGAGAAATTTGGCCTATCTTCAGTTTGAATACTTGGAAATGCAATAATCTTTTCTACCCAAGACTTCATAATCCTAGCATCAACATCACATAGGTTATTGATATCAACATCATCACCCAGTGGTCTATTGAGTTTTAGAATTACACTTTGTATTTGTGTTACTGTATTATCAAATCTTTTATATGTTAGATTTAATGCACTCTGACTTAATGATTCTACGAATATGTCGTTATCTGCATTTATTGTAGATTGTAATGATGGCTCATCCGCAGCTAAGTCGTCTGGAACTTGGTCTACAAATGTGTTTTGACCACCTTGCCATGATAATGTACCATCTACATTTTGATTTAGTTTGTATTTTCTAAACCTACCTGTGAGTTTACCAAAACTATCAGATGACTGACCAATAGCAGGGGTGTATACCTCAACCATTGTTCTCCAACCATCTAAAGAACCTTCAAATCTATTATCAAACGGAATGAATGTAGTTGGTAACCCATTGGTGGAATTGAATGAGGTTGGGTATGATAGGGTTTCAGTAATTACACCTTGTCTAATACCATCGAACTCAACATTTACAATGTCGTAAATATTATTATTCTTAAAATTAAGAACGATATCTTTTTTTACACCATTAGTATCAAATGCGTTTACACCAGTGTCATTTAGTAATGATTGAATTATGGGAATAAACCCATTGGTTATACCACTACTAGCATATACTAATTTTATTTCACTTCGGTCTGCCGAAATTGAATCTACTTTTAGATTTGAAACAACCTTGTGATGGAAGTTATAAACCATAGAATACGCACCCTGCTGGATTCCATTGTTTCTTAAATCAGATTCAGGTGTAGTATATACTTCAGGACGTGATGACTTGTTTATGTATTGTATAAAGTTACCATACGATGATTGTATAAGATTGTCATCTGCGTATACGTGTATCTCTTGATTAGGTGTAAAGTCTAATTCTGCTATAATGTCAAAGTCACCCTTAATCTCATTCTCGGATAAGAAGAGGTCTTGAGTGTCAATCGATTCCTCGATAGTCTTACCAAAAGTAGGAGTATACCCACTTAGTTGGTCTTTATTTACAAATCTATCTAACGACATACATTACCCACTTACACCATTTGGACCACGAGACCCTTGAGTATCTACTATAAAGTTTAATGCAATTTCACCTAACTCCTGACTCAATGGAACATTATTTAATGGCCTTCTTAATTCATCTGAAATGGAAACGTCAAGTGTGTCATTAAAAGATGATTCATTAAACTTACTTACCTTAGTTCCGATTTCACCATCAGTATTAAATACCGACTTACCATATGAGTCTGAATCAATGTTAGAATCATTAGCTCCAAATATTTCATAGGACACTATCTGGCCTCTACCATTTCTTTTAATTTGTCTTTCCGCCATTATCTAACCACCTTAAAGTAGAAGTTATCATCGAAGTATTTAGTTGTTCCGTTTTGGTCAACTCTAAATACAAACTTGTAGAATCGCTCAGGTTGTAATCCGTTAAACCAAAAGTTAAAATAGTTACCTTCGGAGTCACAACTCACTTTAGTATAATTAGTGTCGAACGGAATAATTACTTGCTCTGTATCCGCGTCAACTACCGAATAATATGAGGTGGTTGGTAGATACTTAACCAATGTATAGTTTGATGTTGATGAGAATGTTCTTGCTGGGAATCTATCTCTACCATATACTCTAATCTTACCCTTAGACGATTCTTTATATTCAGTTCCAAGATTTTTTACATATACAATCATATCGTCAGAGTCAAGTGCGTCTAACGAGCCAGTTACAAATGTAGTGTCGTCCCAACGAACCTCAAGTACCGGTGGGTAGATTGTGTTGGTGTCTGAGGAGAAGAACTTGATTGAACCAAACTTAGTAGTTGATTGTTCATCTGCTTTAGACTTCTTAATAATGAATCCGTTATTTACACGTGTACCATCTAACCACTCAGATACATAATCAGTAACTTCCACATCAAGGTCATTGGTGTATTTTGTAAATGATTGGTAATAGTGATTTGCGGAATCGAATGACGCGGTATACCAAGTACCACCACCTGTATTTGTAATCCAATGTGCATCATACTTAAAGTCGGTAAATGCAGACCCAGTAGATACATCGAATGATTGTAGTTTAAAGTTATCTAAAGACCCACTAAAATCACCACTACCACTACCAAAGAATGTAAATCTAAAGTTGTGGTTTCCATCTTGTTGTGCTTTGAAATAAACTATCGGACTTTGAGATGATGTTATGTTTGATATAAATGAGTTTTGTAGGTATTCCGATGAATCTAATATTCTACCATCAGGTTCTTGAATATCAAATACAATACCCAATGGGTTACCAGACGAATCGGTTGGTTGGAATGTACCTGAATCAATATCAAAACTTGCAGTATAAGTAGCATCCTCTTGTAATGACACTTTTCTATTTAATGTAGCTCCACCAAAGTTTGAACCTGACATTACTAACTTGAATCCCTCAACAACGCTGGTTTGGTCTGAGTTACCTTCATTTAGTATTTTGTTGTTTACAATATATGTTGATGGAATCGTACCATCGATGTTAAATTGGTCTAAAACAACTATTTCTTCAGATATCACCGAATAGATAAAGAAGTTATCCAATGAACCGGCTGACCCATCTTCTCCATTTTGGTCAAAGTATGTAAACTGGACTTTATGAATATTATTATCACCTATGGCAGCTGACCCAGTAAACTTAATTTCATATGAACTATTACCTGTTAACCTATCCGTATAATTTGTAACTTCAGAATCATCATAATAAGAACCATCTGGTTTATAGATTCTAAAATCAATTCCACTTAGAGTTCCGAGGTCTGCGTCAAATGCAATTGTATATACTTCGCTTTCATCTAATGATGCGGATAAGTTTGCAGTACCACCCCCATAGTTGGATGCAGATAGTATTAGTAACCCATTACTAATAACAAGAGTTGGTGAGTCGTTTTCAGTACCCTTGATTGGTTCTACCAACTCAAACCCACCTGCGTTTTCGGTAAAGTTGTAGTATGCTTCAAGAGATGGTATACTATCTGGATTGACTGGCTTACCAACTGTGGAATTTAATGTGTCCCATGTTTCTGATAGACTCCTGCTTACCCAACTAACGTGTGTTGTGTTATGTGGTGTGTCTGTTTCAGAACCAATACCTTCCGTAAACCCTTGGTATAACGGGTATACAAATAAATCATAATCAGATTGAATCTCACGATTTTCTATATTCTCCAATCTCAATCTATATTGTGGTGATGTAATATCACCTGATACTATCGATTGTGAGATTGAGGTAAGGTCGAATTCAAGAAGAGCTCTACTATTACCTAACAACGTAGTGTTGTTGGTGTCATAGAACTTACCGATTTCAAGAATCTCATCTTTACCCGTGTTTTGTACCTTACGAGGGGTGTCCTCATATAGGGTTGCGTCTTTACTTGGATATATTCTATAAATCATTTTCTACCTCTTAAAAAAGTGATACCACTCTACCTTTAATGTCTACATCTGGATACTTTACTTCAAAACAAGTTGGGTCTTTGGGTGGATATACGATACCATCACGAGTTGCGTTTTGGATATTGTATTTATTTGTTGAGTAACTACCATTATACTTGTTTACAATTTGAAGACCACCATTACCTTCTTTATCAGGTCTGATTACCGATTGTACCCCATCAACACCATCCAACAATACATAGATATCAGTTAATATAATTGGTCTGTTAATTCCCATTCTATCAATATTAAAGAACTTTTTAAGTGCGTCAATACATTTTAATAGAACCTCATTTGAGTTATAGTTAGGAAGTACAATCAATTCAAACTCAATACCGATATTTACTATGTATGCGTTTTTGATATTAACTGCGTCAGTCAATATACGATAATATGATATGTAGTTTTGTAAGTTTTGTTTTGTAGCCGCATTTAGTTGTGTTAACTTCTTGTCAGAATTATATCCTAATGTATAAAAGTTGATAGCCAATGGGTTTGGTATTGGGTCAGACCCATCATCCAACAAAGTATTGATTTGGAAGTCGGGAGCCACATATGCTTTTGCTACTGAACCAAACTGAGGTGGTAATGCGTATGCTCTTAATAAATAATCTTCTCGTGTTACGGCTCTATTTTGTGCTCTGAAATATGCAAGTGCATTATTACGAACCTCATCCATTTCCTCTTCGTATGCACCACCACCAGCAGCAGCTTCGTTGGTCACTGCTATTGAATTACGAACTACATTAACAGTGTCAGTTACTAATGTAGTGGTGTCGGTTTCAATAACACGTTCGATGATTTCAGTTAAGTCTGATGATTGGACATTATCATTTACACCATTACCTACTCTATATTTTACAGTCAATGTAGTGTTTGATGGAGCAACCCCATATGTCTTAGCATACATAAAGTTAGATGGGTCGATACCTTGGTCCAAGTCACCACTTGCTGGATATAATGCTGACCCTACATTATCTGGATTTGGAAGTATTTCTTCATCAGCGTTTGATGATATACCAGCTCCAAATTGAATATCTATCTCACCATCGTCAGTAATACGAGTTACATATCGTTTAGGAACTCGTTTTAGTTTCAGTAATGATGGGGTTTCGTTTGCATATCCCGACATTGCGATTGAGTAGTCCGTTGTATTTGGAAGTTCTTCAAACACAGTGTCTTGTGCTAAGTATTCTACTTTGGTCCAAGTGTCGTTATCGTCATCTATAATGTTTACAACATCTATCAAACCATCATCGTCTGATAACTTTATTTTATCATAAGGTTTTGGTGATGTAAAATCAAATGTTACTTCCCTTTCCTTACCACTAACCGCTTTTACATATTTCTTCAATAAATAATAAACAGGCTCATCAGTAGTCTCGTCTATTTGATATACTGAAACGTCAGTAGGGTCAAATGATGATGAGAACCCAAATCTTACTTTATCAATAGTGCTGAATTCAACGTCTGAGTTTGTAGATGACCCAACGACCATACCTTCTTTTAAAGTGAGTGCGTAATCAAAGTTTGGTTTAACGTTATCACCACTACCTTGTGATGGTATGATTTGATAAACTGTTAATGTTGATGTAGCTGGTACATATAACTTTGGTTTATATCCAAAAGATTGTGCTATTGTAAATACATTTGATTTCTCTTGAGCTTCTTCAAGAATTGATTCTCTCAATTGAACGTCGGTGTAGTATGATAATACATCACCAACATACGATGCCATTTCCATAAACATCATGCCCGGCGACGACTCGTTAAAGTCATTGTAGGTATTTGGGAAATAGTTTTTAGTAAAGTCTATGAGGTTCTTACGAATATCACCAAAGTCTCTACCTACTAAGTTTACATCTTTTTTTATTTTATCACTCATGTCTTATCCTTAAACAATAGATATATCACCTTGCTCTGAAACAAGAACTGTTATATTTGTATTAGCACCATTCTCCGTAACCCTTACTACGAGGTTTATGTTTACTCTATTATAGTCATTCTCAGCATTCACTACTATACTATCCACAACTATATAAGGTAACCAAAATTTAATATCATCTCGTAGAGTGTCTTCTAACTCATTATTTATGTTTTCGGTTATTTGTTCGAATAGTATCGAGTATATATCAGAACCAAATAATGGTTGGAATGGACGTTCACCCTTTCGAGTAAGTAATAGATTCTTGAGATTAGATATCGCCTGTTCTTCAGTAGTATACGACAACTTAAATAAAGGGCTACCACCTAATGGTAGTTGAACTCCAATTGCCTTGTTTTTTTTAAGGTCAAGTGGGTTTCTTGTATACTCCTTACGAACCGCCATTAGCTACCCTTTTTCTTATTCATATGTTTCATCAAACCTGAGTAGTCACGTGTTAGTGCGTCAACTACTGCTTTACCTGCGTCTGTTTGTTGTAGTTGGTCGGTTGAGACTGCTCTACCATCTGCGTTTTGTAACACTTGAGGTTGTTGACCCATACCACCACCAAACGATTGTGCTTGTGATGATTGGAACATACCACTACCAACCCCATTAGAATTTATACTTCTCCACTCACCACTCTCTGCGGTTTCGTTTAACATATCGTTCAAC